AGCTTAAGGCATGTTATGAAAATGCATGACATGGATGACAGCAAAACGTCATTAATTTTTAGCCATTTATTTAATGAATGCACCGAGTTAAACACATGGCAGCCGATTGATGAAAATACGCCGAAGGATAGGCATGTATTACTTTATGGTGGACATGTACCTTATTGCCAGATGTTTGTAGGACATGCTAATTCTAACTGGTCATGGGAACCAACCCACTGGCAAGAATTGCCAAAGGACCCAAAGTAAACAAACAAAAACCGATGGCATGAACGGGAAATATTCTGCCGGAAGACAGCGCGGCGGTGAGACTCTCAATGTAGACTAGCTATCCGCTTCCCTCCCTAATCGGATTCGCGTGATGTCTAAAGTTTTGCGGTTCTTTTTAAAAACCGCTAATTGACTACGGGATAAACCCCAGACCTTTCCCAACGATCTTTGCAATAATCTGATGCGCAAGTTTTTATTGCTTTAGGTAGCCATTGCAGATTGATTACTGAGTCACAGCCACCAATTCCGAGCGGAATCACATGGTCAACTTGCCAATCATCACGATTATACTGTGCTGGCAGCGGATATAACCTTTCAAATTCCTTGCGAACTTTATACGATCTTTTTATTGATCCATCAGCATTACGCTCAGGCTTGCCGCAATATCGAGTGTCAACCAGATGATTATCTGCATACAATTCACCTGAATTGATACCGATCAAACAAGCGCAAATCAAAACATATAATTTACCCATGACAGTTTTGCTTTCCTTCCCATGCTTTCCTAGCTTGTGGCAATGAGCATACAGCAAGCCAGCGCACCCAAGACAATGGCGATATCAGTCCAAGTCTTGAGAGTCGCTGTATGCGGATTCTGAAGCGTCTGTTCGCTTCATAGAATGAGATAACTTTGCCGCTAAAATCATGGTGAGTGCGGAAATAAAAATCATGCTCGATACATGCCTGGATATAAAAATCTATTACACCAGTACATCCGTCTGATTTAGTATAAGCATGCACCAGATCCCAGTCATGCTGCGTAAATTTATCAGGATCGCAGCTTGATAGCTTACTCAGAAACCACTGTATCGACGGCTCGTACTCTTCAAACATTTTTCAAGATGTCTAAGTAATCGTAAAATAAACGAGATCTATCAACAATGCCATTCAGGCCGCCGTTAACCTTGCGCGTGACATCTTCAATGGTTTCATTGTCGCATAGATCGTTAATATTGTTATGATCCCAAAACCATGCGGCTGATAACATCGGGTATTGAGTAGCTACTAAGTCAGGATTTTTTAAGATATCTTCAGGAACCTGATCATTAAAAGCTGCATAGTTATCTTTGCCGGTTAGCTGGATATATCCACGCCCACGATACAACCATCCTTCTTGACTTGCTTCGTCACCATTGCCCATGCGATTGGCATAGACACGCGATGCAATCCGCACTTTGTTGTGCGCGTACTCTTGTGCTTGCTCTTGAGCAAAATATTTCTTAAATGTTCTTAGCAATCCCTCAGCACTATAATTCAGATTTTCCTCGACAACATTAAACCCGGCTGACTCGTGATGGCATTGCGCTAAGAAATGAGACAATCGCAGCGGCGTATTTATCTGATACTTAATAACGACATCCAGTATTTGACAGTAAACATTTTCTGGTAGATGCTTTGTTAACTTTGAATAATCAATCATTTATATCACCGTAATAAAAGATGGATCTGCTTTAAGGCCGCGAAGGTTTCCGTTTTCTGTAGCCGTTATTCTAACATTATAAACGCCAGCCGTTGTCAATACGGTATCTTCAATCCGCACATTTATTGTTGTCGCACCTACTGTCACTTGACCACCAGCAATAGTTAACGGTATCGCCGCATATCCGCTTTTCTCAAGACTTACTGTCATGGCTGTTATGTCTGCCAGATCAATACCGTCGACGGTAATAGTGATATCGACATCGGTACTTTTTAAAACTTCGATTAAGCTCATATCTCGGCCTCGATTGTGGGTACTGTGTAAGTTGCTGTCAGTGTTGGTTGTACGTATGTGGCCATTATAACCGGCTGTGCGTATGTGGCTGTTAGTGTTGGTTGCACGTATGTCGCCATTATAACCGGCTGTGCGTATGTGGCAGCTATTATGCCTGCTTTAACTGTGGATAATCCTGGGGTATATGCCGATATTGAGCCGATGGAAATGGATGATCCAACGCCAGACAGACCGGCTGACATAGAGCCGGACATATCACCAATAGACGAGTAGCCATCTACACCAGTTAGTGTGATGCCGATATCTGCAAGCAAAGATCCGCTGCTGATTGACGCGATTAATCCAGTAATTGATAGCTCATTGCTTGCCACCAAATCGCCAATAGATGCAGATAACGACTGTCCTGATAACGACCTATCAAATGATGGCGTCAGAACTCCGATAGCGATCGATGCTGCTTGCCCGGAAAGGCTACGAGCAATCGATGCAGAGCAAGACCCGACAGCAGCGGCAGCAGTCTGCCCAGTTACCTGATAACTCACTGACGGCGTTAGCGCGCCCAGCCCGGCAGCTAATGAGACGCCAGACATTTGTTTCCCAACAGATACAGACACCTGCCCTTTTGTTGCTGACGTCCACACACCAACAATATCAGCGGCATAAGTAACGGATGGCGTCAACGATCCCAAACCAACGGCAACTGCAACACCGGAAGCGGCCTTTGCTACCGAAATTGCTAATGTGCCAGCGGCAACAGATATTGCTACACTAGATAATGTTTGATCAGCAGATTGAGCATCTTCCAACCGAAGATAAATGTCTGGATCATTCCCAGGCCGGAAAAATTCAGAAGACCAGGACGCTGTTAGCCCGCCGGACTTTAATCTTGTCGCGTTGAAATCAGACATTTATTAAGCTGATGTCGATGTCGTCACAATACGACCGTTATAAGTTGACGCTGTTGCCGATGGTTTGATTGGCTCCAAAAAAGCCAAGCACGCATTGTCGAAAATTCTTGGAGCCTGATCCCTGTTTGTAAGCCAGTCAAAAGGCAACGTCATGTTTGCAATTGGGAAAGACATAAAACCGATGGGGTGGCCTATCACAAAGTTAATAGCACCCGTTGCCACAGCAGCGGAACACTGCATCTGAGTCAACGCTTTTATGCCTGTATCACCAGCCGCTAGCGGAGCAAACCATCGGGAAATTGGATGATCTAAGCGATCTACAATTGCCCCTGAATTGCCTGCTATCGATGGCAGAGTTTGACCGGTTACGCCAGACTCATCCGTATACAAACAAGTAGTCCAATTATGAGCGGTAGCTGCCAGCGCTGTCCCGCCTACCTCGACAAACAGAAAATTATCACCGGCAAAATCTTCCGCTGTTGACGTGGCACTCTGATATCTGGATGGAGTTCCAGTGACTGCCTCAGTTGCCGTGCTGTTCATTGTTTTCGCAACAGAAAACAGTCTATCGTACAGCAACAAAGAATTGCCTAAAGTACCGGCAGAAACATCCGCTCCAACTAGACGATTAGTTCCTGCGGCAGGGTTAGCCAAGCTCAACGCTCCAGCGTCAGACTCGACATGCACAGTACCGCCAGGTGCAGCACCCCCTGCACTACCGGCGGAAGGTTGAGTGCCAACTCTCCACATGCTAGACGTTACAGATGTAACACCTGTCGGCCCAATTTTGCTGAAATTTCTACGCTGAGAAAAACCTTGCGAAGCTCTAGAAAGCGCATCAGAGATGCTAGTAAACCCTGCGTGCAGGGTGCTTGGCTGATAAGGCGCATCAAGCAACCTTTTGGTGTAGTCATACAGATAATCAACTGCCGATGCAAAATATCCCGCATTAAGCTTGCCGCCAAAAGTTCCGTCAGCATGAATCCATACTGACCCAGGAACGTCAATCAAACATATCGGACGACCGTACCAGCCTTTCATGCAGCGCCGCAAATGATCTATTTTTTCATCACCTAGCCAATTCTCTAAGTGACGCATGTTAACTTCCTTGTTTTTGCTAAACATTATGCAATCCTTAGCAGGCCGGTTGTCAGATCGTTGGTTGGCATATTAAGCGAGAAATTGCCAGCAGTTACCGTTTGAGATCCGAATGTGAAAACCGCAACAGCCTTATTACCTTGCGTAGAGTTGTATAGTAGACAAGCATCAAAAGCTCCTGATGATGTCAACGCAGTCCAGGAAAATGCTGCTGATGGGGTCCAGAAAGCAACGATGCCTGTGCCACCGGCGTTAGACGGCGCGTTGCCGTTTGTAACAGCGACCCCTCCAGCCGTGTAATTGCCCGTGGCAGCCAACTCTCCGGTTGAGCTATATGCGGTCGTGTCCGCATTAACTGTCGCCGATGCCAAAAAAAGAGCAGCTTTGAATGCGTCAGCACCAGTGCCAGCTCTTACTACAGTAGTACCGAATGCATGGATGCCGCCAAGCAATTCAGTTCTGAAACTCTTGCATACAGCTTGAGTATTTGCCATTATCTAACCTCCTATTTGATTCTGTTCACCACACAACTCAACGCCGCGTAGCACATTGACATTAACATCTCTGCGCACTAGCTCATCATTTAAAAACCATTCTGTAGCCACTACTCGCGCGTTTCCATGGTTTTCTACGATATCCTTTACCACCAATACACTATCGTCAATCAGTCCTTTTGTTGTCTGTACTAAACTCATATTATTCAACCCTCGCATTAGGTACACATATTTGTTCAATTATTAGCTCAACAGCTTTCAGGCTTTCAAGGTATTCTAATTCCTGTACATTTTGCGGGCCTGTTCTAGCAAGTGCGCCGGAATCCTCGGCTGTTCTGGGCATGGGGTTTGCACTACAACTTGCTTTGGTGGGTTTGTGTTGCATCCGATTAGCATCAAGCTGACGATGCAGGTCAATAGAGTAATTCGCATAAGTTTCAATGGCTCCAATATATTGTTGATCTTTCTTAGCCGTATCAAGCGCTATTTCATGCTCGCGCAGTTTTAGCAGCTCTCTACCTTTCCGCTCGGTTTCAGCGTCTCGCTTCTCGTATTTCTTAACCGCGTCATTATACCCGCTATCGTATACTTTAGATTCCCAGTATAAGTACATGCCGCCAAGAAACAGCACAACACCAAGCACCAAAGCACCTTTTGCCGCGTACTTTTTAACCAGCATCAATAAAAAACTAGCACCCATAGTAGCCTGGTATTAATTCGTCATTCATCATATTGATAACCTCACAGAAAATTATAAACCGCAATTATAGCGCCAATTGACGCAGCCAGACCGCCAATAGTGACAACAACGCCCTTATTAAAACTCCAAGCAGTGCTCGCATCCTGCAAGAATCCTAATACTTTCCGATCACCTTCCACAATCCCGACAACCTTTGTCAGCGTCACATTCATATCAGTTATTGACTTTGCAAGCATCATATTCGAGTCAGTCAGATTATTCATTGCATCATCGCTGCGCTTCTTGTGCTCTTTGTGTAGCTCGTGTAACTCGTCACATTGTTGCCTGTGATGCTTCAGTGACTCAATATCATCACTCATTTGATTGATTTTAGTATTCATGGTTTCTTTGTATTTAGTGTTTAACAGTCCCCACCCCATTTTGCGCCCCTTCTTATTTTTTGTCTGTGATATTTGTCACACTTATTCAAAAGTCAGCGTTTCAATACTCGACGTTATACCGCGAATTTTTGCCGCTTGATCGACAAGCCGCACGCTAACATCATACGTACCCTTTTCCGTAATGATGTTATTGTGTATCGTCATTATCAAGTCAGAGCCACTTACAACAATTTCTCCTGTTGATATTTTAAAAAGTTTTGATATGCTGTTACGTGTGAGAGTAACCACAAGATCATCAATATCAGCAAGACCAAAACCAGCATAGCTTGCCGAGAGCGGATCTGTATCAATTGTTAACCGGATGTTAGCATCAGTGCCCGCAAATATTTTAGGTGTAGCCATTTAGTTATCCACCGTATCTAATTGTAGTGATATAACAACGGTGTCCAGTTTGAGCGATATCTCAGCGACCACCACAAGATCGGGTATCACTGGCTCAATTACTGGACCGTTGTTATTTAATAGAGTGAGTATCATGATTAAAACTCATAGCCCCAGACGGTTATATTAACGCTCACTGTCGCAGAACTTGTTATCCTCAACACTTGGTCAGCAGCGCCTTTCCAAATCCCCGCCGCAGAATCAGCGTAGTTACCAAACTTTGTTGGCACATATCTGGCATCAATGATCGCTTTATCAGTCCCGCGCGTGAATGTGGTATCAGCTGCACCGCCAAACCAGATGGCAACATCAGCCGCAGTTGGTCCCCATATTGATATCTGATAGGATTGCACAGCTATAGACAGCCCAACATCTGGAGTCCATAGAGCCGTTCCTGTTCTCTGCACAGTATGTTGCGACCCTTTACATTGTTGCGTGTACCCGAAAGAATGCGGAGGCGGCGCAATATCCAGCGCTTTAACATGCACACGTAACCCTGTAATAGCGTCTGACGGTATTAATGTCGCCACCCCATCCGCAGCAATAGCAAGTTTAACTATCTGAGCATGTCCGCCAGAGCCACAATCATCGGTTGCCACTACGGTTCCTAGTCCTTCAGTTATCTGTACATTATCAGCCATTTTGCTATCCTATATATAAATTTTAGTTATTAATCAATCATTGTAACGTATTGTGGTCTAGTAGAATTGAGGCCGCCAGATCCATCAGCAATTCCCTCAGCTACAAACTTTGCTTTTAACCAGTCTTTAAGGCTTGGCACAACAACGGGGATGTTGGGTCCTACAGATTGAGGTGCAGAGTATGTCCCACCACCTACCCAGATTCCCATGGCAGTCTCAAGCTGGATGATTACCATGTGCGCATCTAGACCGAATCCTGTTGTGGCGTTTCCAACTGTTGCCATATCAAAGACGTTTTGGAATCTGTCCAGGAAATCTTGTGTCGATGTTATATTAGGCGATCCAGATAAATCACTATCCCAGCACCATTGTTGCCACTGCGAAATTATTGGCATGATAGAAGAGTTTTCTGACATGCGCACAAGGCAACCTTTCGTCGGCTCATCTGGGCCTTTTAAGCCGTTGCTCCACCAAACAGTATCTGATGACGTGGCCCCCATTTTATTTGCTTGGGCTTGATCAAAATATTCTTTGACGTAATTAATCGTGTTGACTGGCACATTAATATCTTGAGCAAATATTTTGTTCGGGAATTTTGGCCTAGTCGCCTGCAGAACTGTCGTTTTGCCAGTCAACATTGCGCGATGAACATTGGTTGCCACATTTACTGCGCCAGCGTTTGCATCATACCCATCCGAGACTATCCCGCCAGCCGCAGCGCCCAAATAGATCGGCTCACCTGCTGGGGATTCCGTCGTAGTTATTGCTATCACATGCGGTTTGTTGTTAAATCTGTCAGCAACAGCCTGCTGAAATGCAGCCATTCTCGTTCGCAATGCTGGCTTGTAAATCTTCATGTCAAAACCCATAGCACCGCTGACGAATTTGCTATATGCGTATGCGTTATCCCAGAGCCAGTGTTTTCGCGTATCAGTAAGATCTAGGTCAACGCCAGTAGGCCATATACCGCCAGCTTTTGGACCGTATAGCATATTTGTGGTAGCATTATAAGCATAATCGCCATTAACACCCAATGCATCCGACGGCGTACCGGTAACTGACCGGATTGTTTCTCCGAGAGACGTTAAGCAATCAATTGAGTTGACCATGCCTTGATGAGTCCGCAAATCCTCTGGTAATAAATAACGCATTTGGTTATCTACGCTAAGACCAGAAACATCGGTATTCCTGAATTCGCGGAACTGATGACTCATAAGCATTACGTACTTGCCATTTGCGCCGATCTCATCAACCACGTCCTCCAGATAATCTAAATTGCTAAAATCACCGCCAGCAGCTCCTTTCTCATAGAGTCCCCAAGGTACTGATAGCTGAAAACCTCGGAAGTTAACACTCTCAGCTACCCAGTTGAGCCTATCTACCCACTTTGCTCGCGTTCGACCACCAAGCGCTCCAGCGCCGTGCATTGCCTCGATAACCGCGTAATGTGGACTCAAATTGTGCGGTTTTAGGTAAAAGCCGGACTTAAATGCCTCGGACGCGCTAACGACAGTGCGCTTAGGTATGTACATCTTACTAAATGGATTCATGCCCATATTTACATTCTCACCATCAAATCAACTTCATTTACAGTTATGATGTCATTAACAGCGCCAAGAATTGCACGCACGTACATTGAGTAAGCCGCCGCAGTGTTGATTGACGAACTGACCGGAGCCGATGTAAGTCTCGCGTACCCAGTTATGATGGATACTGGCATCATGGTTTTCTGCGAAGAAGTTGATCCGAGATTTTTTACAGTAAAATTGCCGTAAACGCCGAAATCCGCTAATAGCGACATATTAGCGTTAAACACGCGGGCAGTGCCAAAATCAAAAATAATTCTCTTAGTGTTCGTGTTCTGCCCTGAGCACTCAGCTCCAATGCTGCCTGTTAAGCTAGACGATGATAATAATGGCGGTCCTGATATTGTCAGTAGCGTTAATTCGTCGGTTCCGTTAGCCAGCGCTACAGTAGGCACACCAAGAGTCCCACGCGCGACATTGAGAGTGTAAGTATTAACACTATCAACGCTCAATATTTCGTATAGTCCAACAGTCCAGCCAGTTCCCGCAGATACGTAAACGCTTGACCCTACCACAGTACCGCCAGTCATTCCGTGCGCCGTTGCAGTAATTTGTAGATTCCCGCCGTTACTTGCTACAGCACTGGCTTGCACAGAGGGAGCGGTAACCTCAATAGGTGCAGGTAATTTATAGGTTACAGCAGCGCCATTCAATACTGCCCACTCATTAGCGGTCGGATCGCATTGATAAAATACGCCACGTTGACCGACTGATGTGGCTTTCCTTACTTCGTTGTCACTAGTGGTTGCGCTAGGAAAAAGATCCGGTGTAGCGTTTGTCTGTGTACCAGCGATATTAACGCCGCGAAACATCAATCCTGTGGCAGATCCATCAGAACCAACAATAACAGTTGGTATGCGTAAAGAGTTTTTTAATTTTTTAAATTCTGCGCGAAAATCCATTTATATTAATCCTTTTTCTGTGAGTATCTTAGTGAGTGCGTTTACTTGCTCTGATAATTCTTTAACTGTTTTGTATTCTTTAATTTCCTTGACAGTTTCAATTTCTTGCTGTTTAATAGCTTCCTGTTCGGTAGCAGCAACATGTTCAGGGATAAATTCATCAGAAGTCACAAGCGCATCATTTACGCGTTTCATTTTGCCTATCTGGATATCGTCTGGCAATTTACCATCAAAGCGTTCATCCCAGACAATGCGCGAATCGTCAAAATAACCCCCGCCAAATCCTATTTCAATGACTTCCTGTTTCCCGCTTGGGGTATTAACTAATAATTTGCTTGACATTTTACCACAACCTCTCAATAATAAGTTTAGTTGCATCTGCATCGGCATCAACAAAGCCCGCGTCATTGTCTGTGTGAGGGATAATAAAATCACCAGCCGCAAGATAACCAACCCGTTGACATTGAGCATTGTTGATTGATGCCGTCAGTGATGCCGCCGCCCATTTTGTCGATTCCGTTATTGACACAAAATTTGTTGTTAATTGCGTCGAGTTTTTCGATATCCCGAACGCCGTAGCAGCAGAGCATTTGTCTTTGTAGATAACGGAGTATACACCAGATGCGAGTATAGTTATCTTTGCGCCAGCCGTTGCACTGGTCGTATAAGTCCAAGATCCAGCCGCCGTTCCTGTGTCTGTAACTGTGGTAGTAAATATGCGAGCTTTGGTATTAGTCGATCCGTGATCGTTGCCAGTGGTCAAATGCAGAATGCTAGTCCCACGCGCAAGCACTGGAGGAGATCCAGTTTGCGATATTACCCACGCCGTTTTAGTGCCTGACCCATAAGCCGCGATTGGTGTAATAATCAGTGTAGTACTCGTGTAGCTAACCACCTGACCAACAATCCAATTAGTTGTAGGAGCAGCAGCATCACCGATCACCAAAAACATTGACGGATAGAAACTCTTATTAAGCGACACAGTAAAAGTCTTATTGCCTGTTGTGTCTATCGTGTTGCTAGTGCTGGATGTGTCGGTCGTAGAATTAAAATTCATGGCCGATGTTGCGATGTCCATTTGTGACGCTAACTCAGGCAATGCCGCAATAAATGCATCCATTGCCGGTACAAATACCTCCGGTGTCTGTGTGCGTGCTGGTAGCGTTCCGGGTAATGCTGCGGTAATTGTCATTATGTTAATCCTTCAATTTCGATTGAACAAACGGAAAAAGCATTGTGGGGAATCTCGATATTAAATTCTTTATAAAATCCAAAGACATAGGATGCGCCGTAAGTAGTAGCGCCGATATAGATAGCAGGAATCGATCTGTAACCAGCAAAGAAACTATGCAACGCGTCGACCGCCTCGTTATCAACCCGCATCAACAAAGAGACTTTGCGCGAATAACTCCGCTCGACAATTTGATAGTTGCCAAAATCGTCTTGAGTCTTTACGGAGTAATCTTGTATGCCTAGCTGCATTCCGTACCCGGTAACGCCCGCCTCTAGTTTGTGCCCTATGTAACACAGTCCGCAAAGAGCGGTTTGTCCGGCTGCCGTTGTGATTGTTATATCCATAATCGCATTAGGATATTTTGGCAAGTCACTAAACAGTATGTCATTCTTGCGAACGATTGGCTCAAAGCAATATTTGTAATAATCTGTTATGCCGTCTATCTCCACGCCAGCAATATCGTCGTTGTAAACCTCACCGTCAACAGAGTCAGTGATAGTTACATTGACATTAGTGCAATCGATATTTAATAGCGCTACCGTGTCAGATATGCTGCTAAGCTGGTATGAGTTCTCAATGCTGGTAACATTAGCCGTCTGTGTTGACGCGCTAGAATCGTGCATGCGCCAGCGGTTTGTACTGTCAGCACGTGCCCAGTACGATGTATTGGTCACAGGCGCATGACCTCCGATAGCAGTACTTCCTACGGTTTGCGAAGCGCTTACCGTATATGTGCCAGCGCCGCCCGTGCCTGTTAAAAATGCCGTTATAGTTGTATTGGCTGTAACGCCCGTGCCGCTCAAAACCATACCGATTGCAAACACGCCTGTTACAGTTCCGCCCACTGTCAGTGTTGTTGTCGCTATACTCGATGCAGATCCACTCGCGCTAGGTAACAATGCCTCGTACACATCGTGACGTGTAGCCGCAGCCGTATGAGTACCTGATTGAGAGCCGCTTGTATTGATACCAGCGCCGTTTGGCTTACGTGCTAGGTTATATGTCGAGTCAGTTTTGCGCCGCACGAAATAAACAGTGCCAGCGACTATTCCGGTCGGTAATGCGCCGGATGTAGTAAACGTTATCGCCGTATTATCTGGCAATTGCGACTGTGTCCAAGTCATCACACAAGGCGATGCAATAGTAAACGTCACAGCCGCAGTGGGGGACACAACCTGTCTACGATCACCAGCAACAACAGCGCCAGTGGTCGAGAATGCCGTGTACTCTGACTCGGTAACATTACTGCTAATAAGATTCGCATCACCAATAATAAATGGCGTAGCTGGTATTATTGATCTAATTATGTCCATTATGCGGATATCCTCTCGGGCGGCATGCCTTCTCCGTCCCACTTATCAAATCTGCGATTCATTCGATTGTTTGCAATCGTCAGCACCTCGACAGCTCGCGTTAATTGCTCTATCTGTCCGCTCATGTTTGCGCTATCAGTGGCAGTCAATACCTGCTCATTCTTGTGTATCATCGCCACGCCAGTTCTAGGCACAACGCCACCAACATCAAAGCTCGCCATCTCGTTTTTAAGAAACACAGCCCTAGATGATGCCTCGGTTGACATCTTTCCAAGTGATGACTCAGCCGATCCTTTAGCACGGGCAAAGTCAAGCACGTTACCAAAGCCAGCGGTGTTTATATTGCGCACAGTTGATAGTGCATCCTGTAGGTTTGATGATGCAGCATTGCCATTTTTTAATTGACTTAACGCCTGGTCAAGTCCCATTGGATTGATAGAATTAATCGTGTCCCTGAACGATCCAACCAAAGACTCAAGCCGTTTTATCTCTTCGCCCATACGCTGCATGATCAAGCCGCGAACATCGGTAGCAGTTTTCTCTGCGACATTTGCCTTTTCACTAATCTGAAAAATATTACCAAGCACAGGCGCTATTGTTGCAGCGCTCTTCTTGACTTCATTAAACGCCGGAGCAAGTTCAAGCAGCGATAATTTAAGATCGTTTGCCGTGCCTGTAGACATAATCATCTGTGCAAATTGATCTCTAGTCAAATCTGCAGATAATCCCAAGTCAATAAGCGCTTTCGATAGGTTGCCTGTTTTAAGCGCTAACTGTTCTGACTCGCTCAAAAAGTTTTGGAAAAAGAATGATGTTTCTTGCGCTATTTTTTCAATGCCGCCAGCTTGATCCACAAAAGCAGTCCTTGCCTCGATTGACATGGACATGATCAAATCTCGCGCGCCCTGAACAGACATGCCAAGATTCTGTGCGCCAATAGTCAGCGCGTTAAACTCGCCGTTAATACGTTGGATTGCTTGTGCTGATGTCTCACCACGCTTTGCAAGGTCCGTGATAGCTGGCAAAAAGCCTGTAATCATTTGATCCGTGATGGCGGCAATCTCTGCACTAATCTGTTCTTCAGTAAGAAACTTGCCTTTCTCAGAAACAAGATTGATCTCACGGTTAAAACTATTCAGGCTATCTGTGCTGATGCCTAAGTTTTTCCCGATGTCTTTTAATGATCCTGATACGCCCGTTGCAGTCTCATTAAACAGGTCAATGATGTCTCTTGATTGTTTGCCCAAGCTATCCGCGAACGCTTGCAATTTATCGTTGTCAGTAGTTACTGCACCCGTAACAGCATCGACGCGAGCGAAATCATTTTTGTTGCTACGGAACAAGCCACCTTTAGCAACAAAGTTTGTGTTAATCGATCCGCTTTCGAAACCGCCTTGTCCTATGCTTCCTGATAACGTGGTTTCTTTCTGTTTCAGTGGACCGCGACCGAATAGGCCATTAATCAATGGTCCGAGCACCGGAACAAAATTAAGCACGTCACCAGCCATGCCGCCTAGTTTTTTATCACCGGCTAACATGCGCACGATCTGATCTACAGCCGCAACAGCTACAGCAGGACCAGCGAATGACGCAACACTTGCACCCAGCGCATTAGCTCCGGTTAATCCACTAGCTCCCCACAAAGTCTGAGCGCCACTAGCAGCCGCCGCACCTGTCCCGCCCATGCCACTAAAGAAAGATCCAGCAGATCCTGGTAACATGCTACCTGCATTGCTCAATAATGACGGGATTCCAAAGCCACCCTTAAACATTGACATGGCGTTACTGCCCATGCTTGCAAGATTGAAAGCGCCTCCCATGCCACCACCAGCAGCCGCGCCTGAAAACATGCTCGACAATCCTACACTCTGAGCAATCTTAAGCGCCGCAAACTCTGACATTATCCTACCGACTGTGCTTATAACACTTTTGACCATACCTTTTAAGCCGTTGTCAAAAAAGTTAAATATGCCATCAGCTAGCGATGATTGAATATTGCGCCCTGCTTGCATCCACAATTGGCTTACTTCATCGGTTGTGTTTTTTGTAGATACTGCTACCTGTTTTGTAGTCCCTGCAAGTTTTGCAAGCGCACGGTCATATGTCTCAACAGTTAAATATGGTTTTAATCGATTGAGTTCTTCTAATTTTTTATTGTATATTTCTTGTTCTGTTGCTAATGATTCAGTGATATCGCGTGCGCGCTTTGCTTCTTCTTCGTATTGACGCAACAAATAAAGCTGGATGTTGTATTCTTTGTTTTGCTTTTGGACAGCTTTGATTGCTGATCCTGTGGCAGTAGGCATGCGCTCCTGCAAGTCAATTAATTTTTGCTGTCCTTTGGTCGCTTGCTCAATCTGCTGATCGCCGTTAACAATCGTCTTGATAAACTCAGCAGTTCCTTTTGCATTGTTGTCGATCGATTTAAAATAGCGGTCACCGATCTGCATAGCCTTGCTAAAATCTAAATTGGTTATGGCGATAAATTGCCGCGCAATCCCATCAATTGCTATACCTAAAGATTTTATTGTGCCAGCAGCAGTGGCGACCGCTATCACGATGCCCTTTAGTACAACGCCAATACCTTGACCGATACTCGAGAAAAGTGTTGCAGATCCTGTAGCCTGTGTAAACGCATTACCGATATCAATCAGGGCAGGCAATAAACCAGATACAAAATTATTCTTTGTTGCTGTGACATTGCCATTAAGCACAGTGAGGATGTCATTAAACTGGTCGCTTTGTTCGGCTAGTTTGGTGGTCATGCTACCAGATTGCGCATAGGCTTCCATTTGCCCCTCTATGGCTTGCCTACCTTCATTCAGTAGCGGTATTAACTCGCGCCCTGACTTGCCGAATATTTCCTGTGCAATAGCAGCCTTTTGAACGCCATCGCGCATTGTGGAGAATCGGTCGGCGACATCTAGCAGGATGTCTCTTGATTGCCGGAAGTCGCCGCTCGCTGTTTTGGTGCTTATTGATAAACGTGCAAAAGCATCGCTGCCCTTCGCCACATTTCCATTCATGATTCCGATGGCTTTTGCGACATCCTCAAGATTGGAGCCATTGAGTTTTGCAGCTTTGCCTAGTCCGCCTAGTTCCTCTACGGTTAAGGATGATATCTTGCGTAGATCATTTAAGCGGTCGCCAGCATCAACAACGCCCTTTATCATCGATGCAAACATGTCGACCGACAAGCCTACGCCGATAGTGCCGAGAATGTTGTTGATGTTTGATACGGTGCGGCTTACTGTAGCCTGAGCGCTAGACATGTCTTTCGATAGCCGAGCCAAATCAGCGGCCATCTGTATCTCTAACATTCCGACCACATTAGCCATTTACTTGATCTCCGCTGGTATTAACGCTTTCATCTGTCTACGCATCTTGTCGGTTGCTGCTTGCGCGTTATGTGCTGATATTTCCTCTGGTACGTATGGTACTGGGCAGTTCTTTTCTTGTGCCGCAAAATACTGACTTGCATATTCTCTCGACAGCTTGCGCATGAATTCAGACTCCCATAGTTGCAATTCACATTCGCGCAACTTGCACCATGCTAGTAACTCTTGACTGCTTAACGGCTGCTCACTAAATCCAATGTCCTTAAGATACTCTACGATATGCGCTGCATCGATGTCCGGCAAATCTGGTTCCATCCCGTCATATAGCAGCGCATCAATTCTGCTTTTTTTAGCATCACGTGGCACGGCATAAAGCCATGCCAATTGCCTTATGTATAGCGCTAAGCCTTCGTAGAGTTCTTGGTAAAATTTGCCCAATCACCCAGGTATGTGGCGACCTGATCTGCAATAAATCCAAGTGACTCATCAGCGTATACCGCTTTAAAAAGCGCCTTACCTTCTAGCTTGTCGAATTCGATATTCTCGAAAGACTCTGTGCAATCAGCGAGATAAGTAGCTCTTTCCTCTGCTATGCTTTCTGCCGTTTGATCTGACTTACCTTTTTTGCGCAGAATGTCGAGCGTCCGGTTGCTCTTGGCTGCCTGTGCTTTTGCAAACTTTTTGCTACCTGGACTGTAAACGTTGATAGCTATTTCTTTTCCATCGTCTGTGTACATAAGTTCCTCACTTGCATCTCGCAAGTGTAAGCGTCCAGTTTGCTCAACCGCGTATTTTCTGATATCCATTTTGTGTCCTTTAGAGTGGTTTAAAACTTTGTTGCCTGTGCCCAAGGTGCCGCCACTCTAATGGCGGTCAACCTTGAGTCAGTGCCCTTTATACAGTGCCTACGATTACGATGTCATAAGTAACACCGGTTGTTCCAGCGCTGTTTGTTATTGTCAGCAAATCGCCAGTTCCAGCTGTTACCGCAATACCGTTAGCATCAGGTGCAATCAGTGCAAAGCACGCGCCTGGTGTTAATGCTATGCCATCGCCAGCCGCCATGAAAGCAACAAGGCCATTTGATGCAGGCCGGGTAACTTGCACATTGTTTGTGTTGGTTGCAGCTGCTTTAATGATAATCGCTTTGATCTTAGTAAATGTCAGTGTGGTACCGTATGAGTCAGTCAAGCCGCCCGCAAGGTCCAAGTCCTCGGTAGCTGATGCCGCAAGTGTGCGGGTATCAACAAAAGCCTCATTGGCTTGATTCGCGCCTGTACCCTTGGTAAACGAAAAATTTGCACCGTAGCGGATTGGATCGGTTACGCTTCTCAGGTCAACAGAGTTAACCAAGTCCAACGCTACGCTTAAATTTACGTTACCTGATAATGTGATAGCCATTTTTTACTTATCCTTTATACTAAAACGTCAACGAATATGGTTCCGCCACTTTGCCCGGTAACGGCAAATGTACACTCAACCATCGGGATGTCATTAGCGCCGCCGACGGTCACAGGCATTCCTGTAATCATGGCCATAAAATAACGTTTATCGCCGTTAGGGAAAGTTAACAGCACTGAGTATGCGTTCTGTGATGCTAATGCAGCAGCAAGCACGATTTGACCAGCATCGTCTGTATCTTGTGCAATCGAAATAGGAGGGGAGCCGCCGTCTTTGGTACCTTTAAACTTTTGCAGAATTCCGGTTTCAAGATCGGTGAAAGTAATAATTTCTTGTGATACACCGATTGCTCCGATGTTCTCAACGCTTCCTACTTTGGTATAAGATAGAGCGCCATATCCGGCTGCGTCATACGTCGCCGGAACTGATGCGCTTAATTTGATTGTTGCCCCTAACGATGTATTGACTGCCATTTTTAAATGCTCCTTTGATATTTCACCATAAAATCAACACTTTGCATGTATAAGATAACTTCAGAATCATAGAAGTCTGGTCCTATGAACTCTTCGATTACTGACTTACACATGACTGATTCACTGCTTAAAACAAATAATCTTTCCACTGCCTTGCACGCATCGCGCACAGTGCGCAAAAGTGCTTTGTGTTCTGTATAACTTTTAGAAACAACCGTGACTTGTATGCGCTCGGTCTCTAGTCTGATCGACTCGCTACCTGCTAACGTATCGCGCATCTTCCCGCTTATCTGAGTTATCCCTATCGCCGGTAAAGTCGTACTGATTGGAATAACGCCCGCTATAACTTGCGTGGTTGTCGCAGCATTAAGCAGTTTTTTGATAATCGCTACGCCGCTCATCTATTCGATTCCCAGTTCAATGTCAGCAGTGTTAAGGCCGTTCTTTGTTGCTAATCTTTTTTTGATGTAATCAGCCGCAGCCAAAACACCGTTATTAGCTTGAGAATCCAATGCTGGTCGCATAAATGGGATGGCTTGCATACCTGGATGGTTAATTTCGCCACCTTCTTTGCTAGATAAACTGTGCGCCCTTGCCCCGGTCAGTTCAATTATTGGAGCGTAGAAAACTATCGCGCCGTTTTTGCCTTTGCCGCCTGCTATTAATCTTGCTGTGACTTTACCCTCGCGCTTGTCTATGCGTGCTGATATTCTTATAGTGTCACGCAATGCGCCAGCATAATGCTTGTATTTCTTTTTGTTATTCTCTGATGGTTCACCAACAGGACAATTTTGTACAGCCGCTTCCTTGATTGGTTTTAATCCAGCCCGCAAAGCACCACGCAGAATGTTTTTTTCTATCCGCAAAGGAAGTTTTTGCAGATAATCATTAAGCTCTGATAATCCTTTAACGCGCACTGTGCTCATTTATTACTCAACGATAAAATGGAATGTTCCGGTTTTAGTATCGCCGCCTTGAGCAATCACGATCTTTATCCTGTCTTTAGCTATGCAGATTGGCTCTAATACCGCAGTGCCGCCACCAGCATATAAAGCAGCCACGCCAGCCGTTGAATGAGTAGCTTGTCTTGGCGCAACGGTTGCACTAGCATTAACGTCAGCCTGTGTCCAGATCGTTTCTCCAGTTGCTTCTGATGTGATCGTAAAATCTACGCCAGCCGCAAAATCAGTTTTAACGTATCTAATCTGCGATAATTTGCCAGTGAAATTCGGGGTATAAGCAGTGGCAGATCCATCGGCAATCGTTGTTACAGCAACCTCAAAACGTTGGATAAAACTCATGCTGTGTACCTCTCCGCTATAAATTCCGACATATCACGATAACCAATCTCAGCCGGACCGGACACAATCTGATAAACAATGCTATCGATCACAAAGCGCATGGTTGTATCAATATCAGTTCTGTATTTCATTCTAATCCGTGACTGGTTAGTATTTGTATTCAAAGCATTTTTTACTGACTCTGACTTGCTTGGTAGCACGTCCATTTTTTCAACCCACACGGTTTCTTTCTTTGCCCATTCGATTTGCTCAGTGCCATAATCACCCTCAAGAGTGACGGTTTTGTACTGGATCTCACAAATACGATTGAGCCTACCGCTATGCATAAGTTAATGCTGCCCGGTTATCCCAAATTTGATTGAATCGTCCGCTGTCAGCATAATTAATTGCTCCGGTTGCTAAAGTCTCCCGCATGATTGACCATGCCGCAGCGCTCTCAAGTGCGCCTGGATCAGCGAAACCTGTATAGGCATAAGTTGCGCCCACGTCCTCGCGCATAATGTGCCGCTCATGTAAAACGCTTGAATTGTCTGTTACGTACATTATTTAAGCTCCATCGTATAATCTGAGTGTATCTAACATGCTATTAACGCCAAGCTGTAGAACTCCACTGGTTACGCCAACAACAACATGCTCCCGATTGTGATACATGCCGCCAATAATCAAATGCATCGCAGTTTTTGCAGCACTCGGTACGCTTGACGATGTAGCACCATAGCCCACCGAGTAAGTAATCTTGATACCGTTAACCTCGCGCAGTGTTGCTGATGGCCAGCTTGCGTCATCGTTTAGTATGATCCTGCCTATTTCGCTTGCTGTGTCAGTATAAAAATCTGTGAAATTTGTTGTGTTTCCGTCAGAATCCGTATAATCTATGGTTGTCACTGACTGCAAAGGCGACTTTGGCAACTTGATTACATTACTATCAGGCCATGCGTCGAGATACAATTCCCAAACTTGTGTTATTAAACATTTGTCTGTGTAATGCTCTACGTACTCTCGCGCCGCAGTGATAAGCCTGGTTAAGAGATCATCCTCATAACTGTATGCTAGTGCATCATCGCTTGTGACCGCGAGTCTTAGGTTTAGCTTCGCCTCGATCAGGCTCACTGGCTCCACGCTCGGTGCTGTCTTTAGTTTGCTTATCATCTTCAATCACCCGCTTATCTTCAGCAATTACAGCCCAGTTTTGTGACACAAAGGTTGTTGCAAGCTCGACATGTCCGCTTGTTTTAGACATGTCGTATTCTTGCCCTGCCAGATAGCGCAGGATCACCACGCCATCGACAGACCCGCTTTGATCACAAAGCATCCTAATTTTCATTAGGCTTCGTAACCTTCAAGTTGAATTAAAAACTTGCCAGCCGTGTAGGTTGCAGCCGTTCCAGCTTCACCGCCACACAAATACAGATACTGATTAGCAGCAGGTATAGCAGACAAACCTTTTGTCAAGCCCAGCGTCCAAGCGCCTGCAGCGGTTACTAAAGCAGTCTCAGCTAATGTGCCAATGCCAGCATCAAACACACCAGTAGCTTCAGTAGCAGAGTACAAATCAACATCATCAGCACCACCAGCCGGAACCTCTAAACAAGTCATACGACCCGTCAGAATTGTGCCGTTTTTGGCTGCGGTAATCTGCCCTAGATAAGCAGCACCGGCACCGACTCCAATGATATCTAGGTCAGTTGTCGACGATGCTAGTCCGGTCAAGTCAATCAACAAGGATGTTTTTATAATCCCGCCAACCCGTTGAACGCTTGACTTAAAAACTGTACCCGTGCCGCTAGAAATTCCGGTACCTGGATCGCCGTTTGTAAAGCTCTCAAGATTCAGGACAGCGCCTGACTCGAGTACAAGTTCAGCGCCTCCCTGCTCAAAATGGATAAGTGTATTAGCCATTATGATTAATCCAATGCGGTTGCAGAATTTACAACGGTCGATCCCTGAGTTACTGGCACATTAGTAGGGTTATACTGTATAGCAATCACACTATCGAAAGGCGCATCAGCGGTCACATGGAAAACTTGCGCTTCAATGTAACGCTTATCTACTTTTGGCACATCCAGAATAACCAGCTTGTCATCATAGGTAGATGCGCCAGCCGTGCCCGTAGGAAAATCGGTTAATAGCGTCATGGTTCCTGTGTCATTGGTATCAGATACGCCAGCTTTTAGCGATACAACAGAGGTATCAAGCACATTGCCGAACTCAGCGATAAACATTACTGATTGGTAGCCTGACATATCAAGAATCGTCGCTTTTGTTGGGGTAGCACTAGCAGAGCCAGCGCCTCCGGCGTTAATCCTAACTATGTTTGCGTTTCTTAGTAATCCAGCCATTTCATAATCTCCTTAAGATACAGCTATTTTCAGTTTTCTGATTGCTTCAGGCAATACAACAGCAGAGCCGGAACGCTTACGTGCGCGGAAAATTACCAGTCCGTTATCTGCTTCGGTGGTAAAGTCTGTCTGGAAACTAATGCCGATCCGGTCAACAATTTTGTAGCCTCTGCGGAAATCGCCGTAGATAACAGGGTATGTGCCAGCTGCGATATCAGGCATGTCCGCCATTTCAACGTAAGGCACGCCTAGAATAGTGTTAGGCGCAGCATTTGCTATACCTGGAGTCCAAAGATAACCGCCCATGCCGTCTTTTAACTTGCGAATCGCGCCAAGGGTAGATCGATTGAATCCAAGCACAGCCCCAGCCGAATAACCTGTTTTAAGAGCATGTATCAAATCCATTAAGCCGTCCGCAGTAATCGCAGCAGCTTCGCCGGAAGCGGTGTAACTAATTGAGCCATTAGTCAGCACGCCCTCACCTTGGTTGCTTGCATTGGTCCCGCTAATATGCTCAGTTCCTTCTTTGACTGAGAATTGTTCTACAGAGTCTTCACGCAATTCTGCCAACAGATCATAGCCAGAATCTTCAAGCATTTGTTGAGATACTGCGATACGAGCATACATTTCAGAGGCTTTTATCTCGATCATGCCGTATGTTGGATCGCCAGTATTGGTGCGTGTAGCAATTTCACCAATACGCGATGCAGATCCGCTTGCTGTTTTTCTTGGTTGCTTGAGACTGTCGCCACCGATTACGCGCACAGTAGCAAGCGCTCGCATTGGAGTAATCTCTACCAGGTTTTTTAGTATTGCTGCTTCCATTTCTGGAGGTGCAAGCAGATATCCGGCGCTCACGTCGTCAGCTTTAACGATGCTATTTGCGTATTTGTTAATGGTTTCTACGTCATTGCGGTCACGATCTTGGGGAGATCTGCGCATTACGCGGTCAAATGCTTTGGTAACGGCTGCAAAATCTTGCTTAGTTACACCAGCAGATGGACGATTGATCAGCTCTTCAATTCTTTCAAGCTGTTCTTGCGTTGACTTGGCTTGCTGTTCAGCAAGTACCAATTTTTGGTTGACATCTTCAAAACGGTCGAGCGCCTTAGAAGCGTTTTCAATCTTAGCTTCTAGCAGTGCATCGCGTTTTTTTAAGTTTTCGTCGTTTGCTGATTTGAATTCGTTGAAAGCGTGCATTAGCACGTCAACTGGATCTTTCTCCGCCATTTTTTACCTCGTTAGTGATTTTGTCTAAAAATTCAGCCAGTTTTAAGGCTGCGTCTCTTTGACCATCACCGTCTCGGTAATCATAGTCTGATTGCATAAGCGCTATTATACGCTTTGCTTGAGTCTGTGAAAAGCCTTCTACATCACGTAGAACTCTTTCAACATCCCTTATATGCGGAGTGTTGCATACGTCTTCTGCAATGTCAATAGGTAGGTGCAAATAATGATTTAAAATATTGCTTTTTGCAAAATTCTCTTTTCTCTTCGCTGGAATAACGTTGTCAGCAAAGCCGGCATCAACAGCAGCCGCACCCTTGAACCATGTTTCTTCAGATACCCATTTTTCTAACTTCTCTCGTGATTTTCCGGTCCTAGCCGCATAAATATCAATGATTCCAGATTCTAGCGAGTCTAATACCTCCGCTTCCTTGCGCATAGAGTTAGCGTCACCCATAGCCATTGACCAGGGTTTATGCACCATTATATGTGATCCCTCGGTAATGCTTATATTGTCGCCAGCCATCGCAATGACACTAGCTATACTAGCCGCTATGCCATCGATAACTACATTAACTTTAGCCGGATGATTGACAAGAGAGTTATAAATTGCTTGACCTTCAAATACCGACCCGCCGCCTGAATTTATGCGCGCCGTAATGTCGGTTACTTTCAAAGATTTTAACTCACGCGCAAATTCATCAGCAGAAAGACCGTCTCCCCAAGAACCTATGTCTCCATATAAGAAAACCTCTGCCATGTCGTCATTGACTTTATTGACGCGCAAAGAACCAAAACCCATTTTATTCACTTGTTTTGTTGTCATTTAGTAACTGGCTCCCAGGTTCAATGTAATATTCGTCGCCGCCATCATACGGATTCATGTCTTCAAGCGCCAAAATTTGGTTAGGACTAAATGCTTTCATGCGGTACATTTTGTCATAAAATTCAGCACGATCCTTAGCAGCTCCGCGCATCAAGGCGTTTGCATTAAATTTAGCATAATATCCGCTACTTATATCTTGATCTGTAAGTAGGTTCATATTTATACTTTGCTCTATGCGCGTATACCAAGGCATGAGCGTGTGTATAACGTGCGCCAAAAACATCTGTTCGGCACTGGCGTATGTTGCGGCTTTATCAGCTTGCCCTATCATGATAGGCATAACGCGGAATGCTCTACAAATTTCTTCTATCTGGAATCGTCTATTCTCGATTGTTTGAGCATCAGCACCGGACATGCTAATAGGTGTGAATTTTGCACCACGATCAACGACCAGCGGTTTGTGTCGATTAGATCCACCTATGCGCGTTTCTATCCATTGCATTAAATCGGTGGCTTGCTTTTGGTTCAGTGCACCATCTACTGAGTAAATGCCTGATGTTTGCACACCGCTGGCATGTAATTTATTCTGTGACTCTTCGATATTTATGGCAAGCCCGATGGCTTCACGTGCATATTTAACAGCTTCCATGCCGATATAGGTACTCCAGCTCGGACCCTTAACATGCCACATCATATCAGCAGGTATAGTTCTTTGTTCGCCGTCAATCGTAACTTTATACTGTAAATTCCGCTTTTGATCGACCTCGGTAATAACTGTCCCAGGCTCAAAAGGTAGCAAAGAAAGTATTTTGCCGCGTGATTTATTCTTAAACGCGTAAAAGTTACCTACCAATCCAGCTTGAAACATTAGATTTTCAACGAATTCGAACGGGGTTTGCCAGTGATTGGGCTTTATTGATATGAGTTTATGTACATTATGGTCAGATGCAACCTCATGCTTTCCATCCGCTAAAGATTTATGTATTTTTAGCGGGACTTGCGCTACACCTTCAGCTTTAACCTGCAAACAACTAAAAACAGTGGCAACAGCAAGCGCCTTGTCCACTGTGACATTAACACCGGATGAAGATGGCGTTAAAAAGCCTTCTAAGCCGTTAAAAGTCACTAAATTGCTACGATTATGTGTTTTTTGACCGAAAATTGCACGCGCTATGCTCATTCAGTGCCTTTTTTATCGTTATTTAAGCCACTTAACACGCCAATTATCAGCATTATTGCACCACAAACTGAGTAAGATACCCATGGTTCAAACAGATACAGGCCGTATGCCAGCGACATAAAGCCCAATATTATCGATAAATCACTGATTGATTTCATGCAGTTTCCCAGAAAGATTTTCCTATAGCTTCAGGATTCAAGCTCATAAGTTGCACGGCGTTAAATAATGCCATCAGTGGATCTATCTTTGCAAATCCGCTTGCCTGTTTCGTTATCATGACCGCATTCCCGCTCGGTACAATTTTTGCATTACCACAACACCATGACATTATAGGTTGATCCGCGTGCCACATAGCACCCTCAGCAAGTTTGCGCTCGCATGTCTTAATTGCTCCGCATAGTTTCCAGCCTTGTGATATACCTATGATCTTATCCTCGGGAATCTCATGCTCTTCAAGCGCTTCCAATATGCCGCCAAGCCCATGTGGATCGACGCCAATTTGATCTAATTTCCCAGTATCATACACGATTTTACATATTTGCGCTACTTCTAACACATCATCGCCTATTCTGTCAACTAAAATCAAATCTTTCTGCTTAGAAAAATCCTTAAATCTTTCCGATTCCG